GTTCGCTTCACAGTGAGCTTCTGAGACCCGCGCAGCACAGTGATCCGACTGTCCGGATCGGACACACCGTCTTTCACAAGACGTAGTGCCTCGATCGGAAGGTTGGGACCACGCCAAAGCCGGTATCTGTCATACTCCTGAATGCGGTCTTGGGAGAGCCGCAACCATTCGTACAACAAACCCGACTCGTCTAGACGAGAATCGGCACTTGATACCGACTTCGTCCCTAACGTGTGTACCCTATACTCAACGCGATGGAGACGGTCACCCTTGTTCAAGGGGAAGTCGCTCCAGCGTCGAGCGGCCCGATAATTATCAGGCCAGGGCGATGCGATGCCGACATTGGGGTCCTGTGAGAACAATGGGACCACATGGCCTCCATCGAAGATCATTCGAAGGAGGAAAGCACGCAACACAGGTAGGTGGCGTTCCAGCGCCATATTACTATGACGCTGGAGTGCTGCGAACAATGCGGGGTGATGAAGGAGTTCGCCACGCTCGGGGCAATAGAAATTCCTCGAGATTCTCAGTGGCGTAACATCCACACCATCGTACCCTTCTACACCACACGATTCACGAAACCGCGAGGGAGAGGAGTAAGACTTCGAGCGGTTGATAGTGAAACCAACCGCTTCCAGAATCAGCACGACGTCTTCGAACAAGGCGTCTGCTACGACGATGTCATCACCGTACACACGCCAGACAGGGAATGATCCGAGTCCGACACGTGCACGCCTCACGGCGTGTTCCACGATGGCGGCGAAAATTAGCGATTCGACAGGGAAGCATAACGCACTCCCCATCGGCGCAAACTTCGTCACTCTCTTCGACCTTTTCCCGTCGAAGGTCACTTCGCGTGACCTGGCGGCAAGGAAGGGGACGATGAGTGCCGTTCCGCGGAACATCTCTTTCACTAGGTCTGTGGTGACACAGTCCGACGCAGCAGATAGGTCTATTGTTGCGAACGACCCATCAAAACTACCTCGAAGCGCCAACTCACCATTCGGGGATTGGTTCTCGAAAGTGAGGTGATGCTGCAAGAAGTCATGACCATGGACGAAGTCCACGGTCTGATCCTTCATGCCCTGTTGTATCCACATTAGACCTGCTGACTCCTTGCAAATCAGTCGCTTCGTCTTCATAGACTTGGCGACAGATACGGCAACCGAAACCCGGGAGAGCTTTCCGGGATCGAGAGGCCATAGCGCGGAGCGCCCACCAAGATACTTATCCAATGCATAGTCGAGTACTTGATCCGTCGCGAGAGCGGCGAATTTTTCTTCGAGTGTGCAGGATCTGCTGAGTTCAGCAGTCGCACCCGGTCCATGGTGAGGGGAAATGGGTCGCCATCGAAAGTCGGCGAACCACTCCCGGATAATCCCGTTAAGGGACTTCACCAAGGATCCCGGTAGCGTTAAGGTCTCCAGGCGGGACTCAAGTTCCCAATACTCGCTCTCAAGGTCGATAGAGATGTCCTTGAGTGACAAGCGAGTCAAGTAACTTAGGAACTGAGACAGGACAGCGAAAGAGCTAGGCCCCGGCAGCGTGAGGAAATCCTCGAGTACGCGCCGGACGGGAGCCATAAGGGACCCTACAGGGACCCCTGGCAAGGAGCGTTTAAACTCCTCGAGCGTCCGTGGCTCCGCTGTGAGGCGGAGCTGAACGAGACACTCACCCAACCAGTTAGCGACATCGCTAACATCCGATGAGTGCAAGAAGCACAAACATCCGATGATTTCGCGATCGCTTCCGATAAGCCTAACCGAATTGCGGAGATCGCTTAGAAGGCAACCAAGCTGCGCAAGAGCTGCCGCGTAGCTACGATTGTCTCTGACACTAAGGGGTAACCCCTTGTGACATGCGACCGTGCGCTCAAGTTTGACTTGAACGTCCTCCCAGACCTTGAGGGTTTGGGCAAGAGTGGTCATAGTACTCACCTCTCCATTCGGATGGTAGAGGTAGAGACCGTGGACGAGACTTCTCTCGACCAATTCGGTCCCACCCTCACTTCCGACTCACTCGATCTGAGATGAGTCGAAGCCGATTCTCGCTCGGTCATATCCCAGTCCTGGTGGACAGGGGAACAACCGGCGAGAAGGACGAGTGCAAGGAGCAGCGACCAGCTACTTCTTGGCAGTCGACCCATGGAGAATCGCCTCCAGACCGACGAGTCCGCGATCCTCGATTGAGAGGAACGCCCCAACGGCACGAGCAAGCATGAACTCAGCCTGCTCAGCCGTGAACAGGGGGTGTCGCGGCAGCGAAGCTGCCACGGCAAAGCGGACCGGG